GCGAGAGCGACTGCACGGACGGCAGGTTGGCGTTACCGAACTTCGTGACTTCGTTCATTGTACTGTCCTTTCGCGTTTAGACGATCTTACCAAGAGCAGCCGCCAACTGGCGGCCGATCTGCAACACAGCCGGCCGAGGATCCTTCTCCGGGGCCAGCGTGGTGCCTGTTGAGACGGCGACGACCAGTTCGTCCGGCAGTTCGATCTTGCGCTTCTTCAGCGCCTTCTCGGCCTGCGCCGGGCTGACCAGCTTCGTCTCCGTCAATTCCGTCTCGTCGAGGCCGAGGCGCGACAGCGCCGCCATCGCCTTGTCCGCATCAATCCACTGCCGCGTCGCGCGCTTCTGCACCAGCTTGAAGCCGGGCACCGGAAGGCCGTTTTCCAGTATCTGCTGCGCCATCAGCCGCACTTCCAAAAGGTAGTCCTCGATCAGCGGCGCCTGCTCCAACATCTCGCCCAGCCGGGCGGCGTCGATGTTCTGGAGGCTGGTCTTCAGCGCCCGGTCCACGGCACCCGTCAGCAGCGGGCAGACCGGCTTGGCGGCGCACCAGCGGCAATGGTCGCCGGTCTCCATGGACGGATCCGGCCCCAGCGCCTCCTTCACGGCCGCGAACAACTGCCGTTCAAAGTCGCGGATGCGGTTGGGCGTCGTACGCCAGCACTTCACCGGCACGGCCGCTGTCGGCTGGACGATGATGCACTCAATGCTGGTGACGCCCTTGAAGGCCCACGCGACCTTCGGCGTCCTCATCGCCGCCGCGGCGTAGAACATCGCCTGCGGGTTTTCCTCGACCGCGACGTCCACGCCGTCTCCGAACTTCCAGTCCAGCACGATGGCCGTGCCGCCAATGCGGCCGACCAGATCGGCCGAGCCGAAGACGCCGGGCAGCGCGTCACCGAAGCCAACAATGGCCTCGCACTCGTAGGTCATCTCGCGGCCGGGGTCGATCAGATCAAGGGCTTCCAGCGCCGGGCGGATCTTCGTCTCGATCAACTCCGCCGTGACGGTCACGTCGCCCAGCTTGTCGCCGATGAACTCCTCGGGCTGGCGGTCCTGCGTCAGCACCGCCTCCATGATCGTGTGGCAAAGGGTGCCCTCGTCGGCATAGCGGGAGGAGGGGCGGGGCGGCATCTGCTGCACCAGCTTGACGGAGCCGGGGCACCGCATGACCCGCTTGGCGGTCGAGCCGCCGACGATGTTGGAGTGTGCTGCCATCTCGTCCTCTACTGAACCTCGCTTGCCCGCATCCTATGACAACAGAACCTGTTGTGCAAGAGGTTCTGTGGTGCTATCCGTCGGACATGCGCGAGAGCGAGATTGAACGCCATCTGGTCTGGCATGTCACCCGGCTGGGCGGCGTCGCCTACAAGTTTCGGTCGGTCACCCACCGCGGCGTGTCCGACCGGATCGTCTGCCTGCCTGGCGGGCAGACTTGGTTCGTCGAACTGAAGACGAAGGGCGGCCGGCTGGAACCGCTCCAGAAGCTGTTCGCGCAAGAGATGGAACGCATGGGGCAGCGGTACGCCTGCCTCTGGACGAAGGAGCAGGTGGATGCCTGGGCCATGACGCTATGATCCATTACCACGGGCTACCCATCTCACCGACGACGGCGGCGGCGCACGCCATCAGTGCGGGCCACGCCTTCATCAGCTTCGCCCACGCGGAACAGCTCGGCATCGCCGTGAGCGTGTGCCAGTCCTTCGCCGTGGACAACGGCGCCTTCTCGGCATGGAAGGCGGGGGCGCCGGTCAAGGACTGGCGTCCGTTCTATGAGTGGGCCGAGGCGTGCCGCCGCATCCCGTCCTGCGACTTCGCGGTCATCCCCGACGTCATAGACGGCGACGAGGCGGCGAACGACGCACTGCTGGACGAATGGCCGTTGCCGCTGTGGTTCGGCGCGCCGGTCTGGCACATGCACGAAACGCTGGACCGCCTCGACCGCTTGGTTAACCAGTACCCCAGGGTCTGCATCGGTAGCTCCGGCGAGTACTCCGTGGTAGGCAACGATCTCTGGTGGCGCCGCATCAGCCAAGCCATGACGGCGGTCTGCGACGCGCAGGGGCGGCCGTTGTGCAAGCTGCACGGTCTTCGGATGTTGAACCCCAAAGTGTTTACGCGGCTTCCGTTCGCCAGCGCCGACTCGACCAACATAGGTCGGAACGTCGGCATAGATAAGAAATGGGCCAGCGGTAACTACCTCCCGCCAACTAAAGAGGCGAGGTCCTACGTCATGCGGGCCAGAATTGAGGCCCACAACGCACCTTCCACATACACATACGGAGAATGAACATGCTCTATATCGCTATCGCCGTGTACGCCACGGCCATGACGGCCGCCAACCTGTCCATCGCTTTCTTTGGGCCTTGGGTGTCGCCCATAAATGCGTTTCTGTTTATCGGGCTAGACCTCGCACTCCGCGACTGGCTGCACGTTCGGTTGAAGCTTTGGCAGATGGGCGCGCTGATCTTCGGCGCTGGCGCGCTGACGTTCATCCTCAACCCTGCGGCGGTCCACATCGCCATCGCGTCCTCGGCGGCGTTCACCGTTGCGGCGCTCGTTGACTGGCTGGTGTTCTCCAAGCTCCGCGGTTCTTGGCTGTTCCGGGCCAACTCCTCCAACGTGGCGGGCGCGGCCGTGGACTCGCTGGTGTTCCCGACGCTCGCGTTCGGCGTCCTCATGCCGCAGATCATCGTGCTTCAGTTCGCCGCGAAGGTGTGCGGCGGCGCGATCTGGGCGTGGCTGATCTCCAAAGTGCGCTCATGAAACTCCGCCCCTACCAAAGCGACGCCGCTGACTTCCTCTACGAGCATGACCGGGGGATGATCCTGGCGCCCGTGGGGGCTGGCAAGACGGCGATCACCCTGACGGCCATGGCGGCGATGGTGACCGACGGCCACGTCAGGCGGTGGCTGGTGCTGGCGCCGAAGCGCGTCTGCACCGACGTCTGGCCGGTCGAAGGGCCGAAGTGGGCGCCGGGGCTGACGATGGCGGTGGCCGTCGGCACGCCCCGCCAGCGGGCTGCGGCGTTCGCGTCGGACGCCAAGGTGGTCGTCACCAATTACGACAACCTTCAGACCGCGCCGCCGGATCTCAGCAGCTTCGACGGCATTGTCTTCGACGAACTGACCCGGCTGAAGAACCCGTCGGGGAAGCGGTTCAAGGCGCTGGAGAAGAACATCGAGCCGTTCAACGTGCGCTGGGGCCTGACCGGCTCCTTCACGTCAAACGGCCTGGAGGACGTCTTCGGCCAATGCAAGATCGTGGACCAGAAGCTGCTGGGCCGGTCGAAGGGCGCCTTCCTCCAGAAGTACTTCGTCTGCCTCAACCGTGAGTACGGCGAATGGATGCCGCGCAAAGGCGCACTTGGGGCCGTGATGGACGCCATCCGACCGGACACTTATGTCCTAGAGCCTGGCGAGTACAAGGACCGCCTGCCGCCGCTGCACACGACCGAAATGCGCTGCGACCTAGCCGACCGGGCGCCCTACGAGAAGATGAAGAAGGACTACCTCGTCGAACTGAGCGGCCAGCAGATCACGGCGCTGTCGGCGGCGGCCGTCACGACCAAGCTGCAACAGATGGCCAGCGGGTTCGTTTACAATAGCCGGACCCTAGCGCAAGAAACGGCCGGTAAGTTTGCGGTAGAGCAGCAGGCGATCTGGTTCTCGCCGCACAAGTTCGACCTGCTGGACGACATCCTGACCGAGAACCAGCGGGACAACACCATCGTCGTGTATAACTACCGCGAGGAGCTGGCCGAACTCCTGCGCCGCTACCCCAACGCGGCGACGCTCGACCACCCTGACGCCATCGCCCGATGGAACGCCGGCAAGATCGAGCTGCTGCTGATCCATCCGAAGTCGGCCGGGCACGGGCTGAACCTCCAGCACGGCGGCAACAAGATGGTGTTCGTCTCGCTGCCCTGGTCGCTGGAGTTGTTTGAGCAGACGGTCGGGCGGCTGCACCGCGGCGGCCAGACCAAGCCGGTCTGGGTCTACGTGTTACTAAGTAACAAGACTATTGACGAGCGTATCTGGGCCGCGCTGTATGACAAGCGGGCGGTGTCAGACATTGCCTTGGATGAGTTGAAGGGAACACCGACGTGAACTGGCGAGAGCTGAACGCCCGACTGGGTAGCCTGCGCGAAGACGAACTGGAGGGCATGATCCAGGAGGAACTGCGGGGCGAACGACGCCCCACCCTTCTGATCCGTATGCACCAGCGGTTCACCGTCCTGCGGAACCTCCGCGAACGGCGCGAGATCTTGAACGCAGCTACGTCAGAAGCCCGAGCGCAGTAGCGTAGCGGGCGCGCACGTCGTCGATCCCGATAAGGCCGCCGTTGATCCGCTG